AGCTCTCCAATATGGAAAAGAACCTCAACAAGCTGGTATCCTGGCAGGAGGGGCAACAGGACGCCCCAAAGAGGCGGTGGGACGCCATTGTCGATAAAGCCATTTGGGCGGTGATCGCAGCTGTGATCGCCTTTTTGCTGGCGAGAATCGGGTTGTAGGAGGTGAAGCCATGCCCAGTAATATCCTGACTACAGACACATCATTCCCCCAACTGACGGACAAGCAGACCACCGACGAGAAGTTTTCCGTCATCACCAACTATCTCTACATGCTTTTGGAGCAGCTCCGGTACAGCATGGCAAACCTGGGCGTGGAGAACTTCAACGAGACGGAATTTGACAACATCGCGAACATTATCACAGAGCCGGTCTATCTCCAACTTGAGGACGTGGACGGGAACATCGCTTCCCTCTACGCCACCGCAGAGAGCCTGACCAGCCGAATGAGCGACGCCGAGGGGAATATTTCCGTCTTACAGCAGACCTCCAACAGCCTCACCAGCCGCATCTCAGACGCCGAGGGAAATATCTCTGTTTTGCAGCAGACTTCCCAGTCCTTGAGCAGCCGGATCAGCAACGCGGAGGGGGATATCTCCTCTCTGACCCAGACAGTGAACGGATTCACCCTGGAGGTGAGCAATGGTTCCACCTCCTCGGTGATCCGGCTTCTGTCGGGGAGCGCGGAGATTTCCAGTCAGACCATCCAAATGAACGGACTGGTGACCTTTACCGGACTGGCCGACGGGACCACCACCATCAACGGCGGGTGCATCAAGACGGGCCTCATTGACGCGCAATACCTGAACCTTACTGGGGCTATCACCTTCATGGACCTATCCGATTCGCTCCAGCAGCAGTTGGAGGACAATGAGCTCCCAGAGTACATCAAAAGCACTTACATTGACTCCACCAGGATCGAGTCCCCGGACATCTACGCTGGAAATTTTTATGGAAACACCTTCAACATCTACCCGGAGAGCGGAAACAATGGAAGCTTCAACCTGTACGGGGATTTCGGAGGGACGGCCAACATGTTTCAGATACAATACTGGAACACAGGCATCTCCCCCCGGGTCCAGTTCGATTCCCCCTATGGGGCCTATGCAGACTGGTATTTTGACCGCACCAATTTTTATGGGCGGGTGGACTTCTCTCAGGCCACGGTGGAGGGGCTGAGCACGACAGCCGTCTTTGGGTAAGGAGGGTCTATGGCATCGCTCACTTTGACCGGCGGGGAGGAGGAGTTCTCCTGGCGCATCACGGGGCTCAGCAGCGGCTTCTCCCAGGCAAACGGATATGAAGAGGCCGGGATCACGGAATACCCGTTTACGCAGGAGTCCTCCCAAATCTATGGGATCGTGGACAGTATTTCCGCCCCTGCCACGGGGAGCTCCACCTCCACCACCCGAAGGACGGTCTCTTACGACCCGGGTACCTATCAATTCTGGGCCTATACCCTGGCGCAGAACGGGACATACTATCCGGCGGGGACTGCCACAGTTACCGTCACAGGGGCATCTTCCCAGCGCCCCAGCGATTGGAGCTGGTGGAGCGACATCTATTCCGGCGCGCCGATCTCCATTACAGCATCGGAGTACAACGCATTTACAGACAGGATCAACGAATTCCGGGCCTATAAAGGGCTTTCCAATTACAGCTTCACCCGGGCCAGCTCCGGGGCGGTGATCCGGGCTTCTATGGTGGGCCAGTGCAGCGACGCCATCAGTGACATGGACCCGGTGACCAGCCCGCCCTATGCCCCGGCAGCAGGAGACGAGATCACGGCCCGGTTTTTCAACCGCTTGATGAATTCACTCAATTCCATCGACTAGGAGGGATCGCAATGGAACGGAAGGATATTTTCGGGGACAGCTTCCATCTCTACAGCAACGGGCAGCATTTGGCCTCGGTCACGCCCTGGAAGGAGATGGCCCCCAAGGTCCGGTTTGACTCCCCTGTGGAGGCCTATGCCCAGTGGGCCTTTCCCAGGACAGAGATTTTCGGGCATGTGGACTGCTCCGGGGCAGAGGTATCCGGCCTGAACCTGGAAGGCGGGGTATCCATCGGAGTGGAGAACGGAGCGCTCAAGATCACCGTTGGGCACTCCACCTGGTATCTGAATGAGGAAGGGTGGGAGAAGAAGTGACTGACGTGAAGAAGGAACTGGAAGCGGCCTATGGCATGCTTGCTGGTCTCCAGGTGAGCGGAGACGCGGTAGATGTGTTTGCCGCGGTCCGGGTCGCCCTGCGGAGGGCCATGCAGGGCATTTTGGAGATGGAGAAGACAGAAAAGAAGGAGGACTGACCATGCTCCCCTCGATGGTTTACGGCAGCGGCATCCGAAAGTCTACACAGGTCCAATTCCGGGGCTATGACCACAATCTTTCGGCCCAGGACGGGGCCCTGTGGGATATGAAGAACCTGACCTCGGACCTCTACCCGCTTTTGTCCCCCAGGCGCCCCCGGTGGAAGGTCGAGACATTGACCAAGCCCAACGGGCTCTATGCCAAGGATGGGCTCTATTGGGTGGACGGGACCGGGTTCTATGCCGATGGAGTAAGACGGGGGACTGTGACGGACAGCCGGAAGCAGTTCGCCGGCATCGGGGCTTACATCATCCTCCTTCCGGACAAAGCCTATTACAACCGCCTGACTCAGGAATTTGGGAGCCTGGAGTCCTCCTGGAGCGGGACGGCAGACCTCCAGGATGGCACCTACGCCGGAGAGGAGGCAGAGGGGAACACCATCTACTCCTCCGGAGCCGACTGGGCCAGCCACTTCCGGGAGGGTGACGCCGTGACCATCGCCGGGGCCTCCACTGAGAGCAACAACCAGACCATCATCATCCGGGAGATCGAAGGGGACTATCTGCGGTTTTATGAGAACTCCTTCACCCCAGAGAGCGGGCAGTCCCTGACGATCTCCCGGGACATGCCGGACATTGATTTTATCTGCGAGAACGAGAACCGGCTTTGGGGCTGCAAGGGGGACACGGTCTATGCATCTAAGCTGGGGGACCCATTTAACTGGAACGTTTTTGACGGGCTCTCCACGGACTCCTATGCGGTGGACGTGGGGAGCGCCGGAGACTTTACCGCCTGTTGTTCCTACCTGGGCTATCCCTGTATGTTCAAAGAGGAACACATCTACAAGGTCTATGGGGATAAGCCATCCAATTTCCAGGTCATGGGCAGCGCCTCTCTGGGAGTGGAGAAGGGGAGCCACATGTCCCTGGCCATCGCGGGGGAGACCCTATACTACCTCTCCCGGATCGGCGTGGTGGCCTACACCGGAGGGATTCCCCAGAGTGTGGCAGACGCCTTTGGCACCGTCCGTTATAAAAACGCCGTAGGGGGCAGCGACGGGGTAAAGTACTATATTTCCATGGTGGACATGGAAGGGGACTGGCACCTCTTCGTCTACGACACCCGGTATGGGCTCTGGCACCAGGAGGACGACCTGGAGGCGGTGGGGTTTGGGTGGAACACGGAGCTTTATTCCCTCTCCGCAGACGGACCGCTGTGGATGAACGGGAACGCCAGAGAAGTCCCGGAGGAAGCGGTCTCTGAAGGGGCCGTGGAGAGCATGGCCGAGTTTGCAGACTTTGTGGAGGGAAGCCCGGACAAGAAGGGGACCGGGAAGCTCCAGGTCCGCATCGAATTAGACGCCGGGGCAGAGGTGGCAGTTGACATGCAATTTGACTCCGACGGGGTCTGGAGGGCAGTGGATACCCTGACCACCACAGAGAAACGGAGCTTTCTCCTTCCCATTATCCCCAGAAGAAATGACCATTATCAAATCAGGATCACAGGGTCCGGAGGCTGGAGGCTCTATTCCATGTCCCGGGAGAACTATTCTGGAAGCGACCTGAAAAGCCGCCCGGGGCGGCAGTGAGAAAGGAGAACGAGATGGCACGATACACCTATGACCAGTTCCGGCAGAACGCCCAGAACAGCGGGCTCCTGGGGGAGTTCTCCCAGGCCGACCTCCAGATGGCCCAGCGCAATCCTGACTTTGGCATGTCCATCCTGAAGTATAAGCAGGACTACCACAACGCCACCACCGACGAGGCCCGGGCCCTGGCCAACCAGAACGCCGAAAACCTGCGCTCCTCCTGGGGGAGCTACACCGGGGGCTCGGACGGGGGCTCCTTCACCATGGATCTGATGTCTCCCGGCCATTTTCAGTACGGCGGCGCACCGACCTACGAAAATCCCTATGCCGATGACATCGCGGACCTGTGGGAGCGGCAGCAGGATTATGGGGACTTCACCTATAAGGACGCACCCACCTACCAAAACCGCTACGATGAGACCATCCAGGATTTGATCACTGGGATTTTGGAGCGGCCAGACTTCTCCTATGATCCGGAGACCGACCTGCTCTACCAGCAGTACCGGAAGCAGTATAACCGGGAGGGGCAGCGGGCCACCGAGGACGCACTGGGCGCCGCGGCCGCGGCCTCCGGCGGTATCCCCTCCTCCTACGCCTCCACGGCGGCGGGACAGGCAGGGAACTACTACGCCTCCCAGCTCACGGACAAGATACCGGAGCTCTATGAGCTTGCCTACAACCAGTATCTCAACGACTACAACATGCAGCTCTCCGACCTGGGGGTGGTCCAGGGGGCGGAGCAGAGCGACTATGACAAGTTCCTCAACTCTCTCAACCAGTACAACACCGACCGGGAATTCGCCTATAACAACTGGCTGAACGGCTATAACCAGCTCAACAACGACCTGAACACAGCCCTTGGGCTCCAGGACGCAGGGTTCAACCAGTATCTTGCCGCCCTGGACCAGTACAACACCGACCGGAATTTCGCCTATGGACAGTTCACCGACGAGCTGACCAGCCAGGCCAACGAGCGAGCCCAGGCGCTGGAGAACGCGATCCTGGCGGGGGAGTACGGGGATTACTCCTTCCTGAACAACATGGGCATCAACACGGACAACAACCCCAATGCCCTCCAGCAGCAGGCCAACCTCCAGGCGCTGGCCCAGTCCCAGGTGGACGCCATTCTGTCCGCCGGCGGCACACCCAGCGCCGAACTCCTGGCCCAGTCCGGATACTCTCAGGAATACGCCAATACCCTCCGGAATTACTACCAGCAGCAGATGGCAGCGCAGGCGTCGGGCAGCTCTGGCCGGCGGTCAAGCAGTGGGGGGAGCTCTGCTTCCGGGTCTACGGGAGGCAGTGCATATGGCGAGACTCCGGCATATACGCAAGCGCAGGAGCAAGCAGCACAGGCCATTTTCGACATGATCCCGGGAAGCGGCGCTGTACGACCCAGCGAGGGCGCGGCGGCGTCAAATACCGGTGAATGGGACGGGATCGACCGGAACAGTGTGATTGGTCTCGGATATGGCTCCATCAGTCGTGCTAGGCTGGAGGAACTTGTAGACGATGGTGCGGTGATCCCCTACCAGGACCCCAATACCGGCTTGATCAGATTCCGCAGAGCCCAGTGACGGGAGGGTTTTTATGTCCATCTTATCCAGACTGCAATCCCAAGTGACGGGGAAGGAGATCGACGTGTCTCCCACGGGCCAGACGGCGCGGCTGGCCCGGCAGGGGAGAGAGGCCATACAGGGGGGGAGCGTTTCCAACGCGTTTCGCGCTATCCTCCCAACCGCGGAGGAGGGCTCTTCTGTCCAGGCTGTGCAGACCCCTATTTTGACCGGAACAGATAGGCAGCGGCAGTTGGAGTCATATGCTCAGCTTGCGGACGACCGGAGACGGAGCGCACTGGAAACCGAGCTATACCAACTGACTCAACCAGGACGAGTCTATAACGAAGAAACGACAGCCAGAAACCGTGCTCGGGTACAGGAGATCGAGAATGAGCTGAGCACGCTCAGGCCGAGACAACGCAATAGCCGGCTTCGGAGCGGCGTGCAGAGTATCCTGTCCTCCGCCCTCGGGGCGCTCCCGGCGGTGGGAGAGACCGTGGCCCAGGTGGGGAGAAACGCCAACGCCCAGGCAAACGACCCGGAATACCAGTCCCTGAGCCAGCGGTATTCCCAGCTGGTGGGCCGGATGGAGGGGCTGGAGCGGAGCTACCGGGGACATGAGGACTATCTCTATGCCACGGAAGAATGGAACGCCCTCGCCCGGGAGCGGGAGAAGGTGCTCGCCTCCCTCCGGGCGCGGGGAACGGCCTTTGACAATCCGGTGGACGTGAACTCGGAAGGCATGCGGCTCATCCGGGAGTCGGCTCAGTACCAGCAGCAGGCCCTGGAGGGGCTGGAAGGGGTCCCACGGTTCCTGGGAGAGACGGCCCTCTCCATCGGGCAGAACGCCGCGCTGCTACCCACCGCCGCCATCCACCCGGCGGCCCCCCTGGCGGCCATGGGGACCATCTCGGCGGCCAACCGCATGTATGAGCTCAGTGAGCGGGGGCTCTCCGCCTCCGAAGCCCTGGGGCGGGGGCTCATTTCCGGCGGAATCGAGGCGGCCACGGAAAAGATACCCCTGGAAAACCTGCTCTCTGTGGTGCGGACCGGGGGAAGCTCCGCCCTGCGGAATGTGCTCCGGCAGGCGGGCATCGAGGCGGGAGAGGAGAGCGTTTCCTATCTGGCCAATTATATCGCGGACATGGCGGCCAAGGACCCGGAGGCAGAGTTTTCCCTCCAGGAGCTGGCCCGGTCCGCCGTGGGGGGCGCCCTCTCCGGCGGCGTGTTCGGCGGGACGGCCATGGGGATCAACGCCCTGACCAGCCCCAGGCAGACCACCGCCCCTACACAAACCGGACAGACGGCGACTCCTTCCGGCGTAGAAGCCGGGACACAGACCATCGAGGCGGCTCCCATATTGCGTCCGAACCAGGTCCTGCTCCCCACAGAACCCGGGCAGGTCACAGTTCTGCCAAGAGGAGAAATGTCAGGGGCCCAGCAGAACGGAGCTTTGACCCAAACACAGAAAATACAGGCAGCGGCCAACGTCCAAACAGAAAACCAGACCGGCAGAGGACTTGGGACTCAAATCCCCGTGGAGGAACGGACTTGGGAGGACGCCTCCAACCGGCAAGTCAATGCATTTCAGTATGACCACCCTGAATTGAGGCCCTATTATGCGGAAGCGGCCCAGGCTCTGAGAAATGAGCTTGCTTCCGGAACCAGAGGGGAGCGCTTTGCAATTCGGGACCAAGATGGGTACATCACCGGATACA